ACAAAAGGTATAGAAGATAAAAGAAATATAAATTTATCATCTTCATTTGTTGCCTTTTGGACAAAACCATACCAATATTCAAAAAAATTATCTCTGTCACCACAAGTTTTTATTATGTCATCTCCAATATCTTTCGATCCAAGTAGTGGATACACTTATGTAAATAGAAATTTAGGTTTTTTAGTTGGTAGTAGTTTCGATTACAAAATTAGTAAGAGGTTTGGTTTTAGTTTTAACTATAAAGCAAATATTAACACAACTAAAGGTATACCTGTTTTACACAACTTTTTAATTGGATCTAGATTAATATTATAAAAAACCCCCACCGAGAACGGAGGGGGGTTGGGACAAAATAAATAAAAGTATCTTACGATAGATTTACTTATAATATAATATAAATGTTATTTATTATTTTGTCAAGTTATTTGATAAAGAAATTATTGTTGAACAAGTTTCGTAATCTTCAATATCTTCGAAGTAACCCATTAAATCTTTTTTCAAAATGTCAACTTCATTTTTATTGAAAAGTAGCTCTGTAGTCCAGTCAATGTTTTCAATTTTTGCACTTATTGTAATAGATAAGGTTTTGTTTCTAACTATTTGAAATTCAGAAAACAATTCAACTATTGATTTGTAAATTTTTTCTTTGTTTTCGTAGTGAAATTCGTGGTAGGACTTGTACTTCTTTTTGAAGACAAGTTCCTTAAAGATTTTAGTCCTGGGCATGTTAGTAAGTTTTAAGTTTTGTTGTAAACAAAATTAAGATTTTTTTCGAGAAGTCAAAAAAATGATGACATTTTTTTTAATTAAAAATATAATAATTATTTTTTTATACTTCTATCCCATTTAGCTTTTCTTAGTTCGGGTGAAATAAGGTGACTCTCGTGTATTGTATGTTCTATTGTTACTCTTATACAGGTTTGTGGTAGACGAGAATTCATTAGGTAATTGTTTATGTATCCCATCATATTAGCACTACCAATAGGGTTTGCAGAATGGACATATATTTGTGGAAGTGGTATATTTTTAGTCATACTCAAACTAACTAAAAATTTACAACAATCCATACCTGTTTTTTCTTCAATGTTTTTATAATCTAATGTAAAGTTATTTTTTACATTTGTGTAATACTCAACCATTGCACCTTCACCTAAATCGTGATCTAAAGAAATCACGTCAAATGACTCCAAACCATATAAATTAACTTGTTTTACAAATTCATCATAATCACGTGCAATTATCCAGTCTTCACTTATTGGTGTTCTAACATCATCTAAATAAAGCCTCTTTTTTTGTGTTTCCATTATATTAAATTAAATTTTGCTGGTTTTTTTGAAAACCATATTATTAGTACTTCTCTTTTACCGTCGGTTATTTCTTTTACTTCATGTACATCTTTTGCCCCGTCAAATATGACGTAATCACCTAAAGAATTCATCTCCACAAATTCATCATTTACGTACATGTCCCCACCTTTAAATTTATCAGATAAAATAATACTAACTGTCTTATGTGTTGTGAATCTATCCCTATGTCTTTTAGCCACACCACCAACACCGTAAATTAGTTTATGTATGGAATAAACATCACTTACATCTTCGTTGAATTTTTCTGATAAAAATTTTTTTAAATTGTTGTTACTTAAACTATAGATATAACTTTTTTCTGTAAATAATGATACCCCATCTTCCCTCTTTCCATCCAAAGTGTAATATAGTTGTGGATGTGCCTTCATTATATATTTTATCTCATCCTCATTCATTAAGGTCGCATTAGATAATTCATTCAATAAAAAATTAATTTCCTCGTTAGATAATCTCATAATAGTTTATCAATTTTATCAATATAACTCACAACATTTTCTTTAATACCTAATAAATGGTGTAGTCTTTTGTAAAATTCATAACAGCCTTTCCAACCTGGATGCCAATCATTTTTATCACCACCCTCATCAGATATAGATGTTACATTTATTAATTCTACGAAATCGCTTGTCATTTTATAAAAGTCTTCATTCCATGTCACAAAAACCGGTTCAAAATCCTTATAAAATAATTTAACTTTTTTTAGAAACATGATTTCTGAATCTCTTTCACCGTTTAACCATCTTTCCGTTTCTAAAATTCGCAATTCCATAAGTTGTTTAGCAAATTCTTTATTTTTATACCATTCCCATGATATGTATTTAATATCCTGATTAATTTCTCTCTCACCAAAATACCTTCTCGGAAATCTACCGGGTGCGGTGAACACAATTACGATTCTATCACCTTCTAAATAATTAGATATTAAACCGGTTTGGTATAGGATAGAATGGTTATCAGAACCATACTTACCTAATTTTACAACATTATAATGATTGGACAAATAATCAATCCAATGTGTTTCAGGTGTATCCCAATCAACAAAGCTATCTCCACACACGTATAAATTATTCATCATCCTTTTTAAATGGTTTAGAATAATTCGGATATAGTATTTTCCAAATTATGTTTTTATAATCCCTATTATCATACATAGAAAATAATATTGATGGGTGTTTGTATTTCAAAGCATATTCAGCAAATATCTTTCTACCGTTAATTTTTTCATCACGACTTAAAATTTTATAAATCCAAATATATTCGTTTTCAATTTTGGAATAATCTGTTTCTAGTGTATTCTTAGTTTCTTTAACCCAATTATAAAATTCATCGGGTACTTTATCTAATATTTCATCTAAAGGTTTACCATCTTTTAGATACTCCCAAATATCTCTATTAGATATGTTAGTTAGTATTCTATGTAGTCGTTTATATTCTTCACCCTTGATTTTCATACGAAAACCATTTTTAAAACGAATCACATATCCTTCTTTGTCTTTACTAATTTCCTCTTTTAATAAATCATAACCCTCTCCCCATGTCTTATATGTTGTCACAACTTCAAATCCTGAGTCTTGTGTCCAAAATAAACTACTATCAGGTATCTCTTCACCAGTTTCGGTATGAACACCACCTATAACAACTAATTTTTCTTCATTACCATAATCAACAACAATTCTATTTTCGGGATAAATAATTTCAAACAAATATGTATTATCTTTTCTCCACGCACTGATGTCGTGTCTATCAAGAATTTCTTTTCCTTTAATTGATTGTGGTGATTTAAAAGATCCACGGGTGGCTAAAATCCACTCATTTTTATAATTAAAAAGTATACCTAATGAACCATCTAGTTTTTCATAAACAACATAATCTTCATTTGGTATGTCTTCTGGTTTGTGTTCCTCATAGTTGAAGAATTTCTTAAATGGTCTTGCAATAATTTTACCTTCTGAATTGGTAACTAATCCTCGACATTGTATTGTAATTTCATCCCATAATCTTTCGTATTGGACTTTAGGGGAATAGTTCCAAATAGTTAAATCATGATTTGGGTGTGTTTGTTTTAATAACAAACCATTTTGATAATATTCTTCTAATGTATTTAAAAACTCTACTTGCACTTTTTTCAGGATATGATGATTTGTAAAAAGAAATAAAAAATTTGCTCATTACAACTCAATGTTGAACCTATCTTTCATTATTTGAAGTTTATCTTCAGGAACACCATGTATATTTTTGTTTCCGTGTCTATTTTCAACTATTATAGTGTGTACCCTATAATGATATCTTTCGGCCATTTCAAAATATATATCCATTTCCCACTCTTGTGTAAAAGTATTTGCAATTACAATCTTAGATAATTGTAATTTCATTCTCTCCGCACATTTTAATTGACAACTATTGTGAGCTTCTTTTAATTTTGTTGGGTCAAAATTATAATTTCCCTTTTCGTCTATAAAAAAATCATCTGCGGATAAAACATAATTAGTGTTATTTAATCCGTGTGTTTTAAGGATTACCTCACCTAAAGTTGATTTACCACTACCCGGTAAACCTCTTAATAATATTAAATCACCAACATATTCCATTTTAAATAAATTTAAAAGAGGGCCGGTGTTGATACCGGCCCATATTTTACTTAATTGGTTGTTCTGTATCAGAACCACCACCAGCCGGTGCTTCGACATTAGTTGAATCCACAACAGATGCTGTTGTATCAACTTCTACCGCCGCAGAGTCAGTTGTTTCAGTTGTGGTTGACCCTGAACCACAGGACACCATTGCAAATGTAGCAATAGCAATCAAGAATAAAATGTATTTCTTCATAAGTGTAAATATACAAAAATATTTTGAAAATAAAAAACCCCAACAAGGATGTCGGGGTTTTAAGGTCTTTCAGTGGATTCAACCCCACTTACTTATGAAAAAAAACGAAAAGGTAATCGACAAAGAGAACCTTTGAGAATATAAATATATATGATTTTCGAAAAAAATCAAGTATTTACAATATTTTTTTCACAATGTTTAATTTATCGTCTTTCCATTTTATCGAAATCTGTTGATTTTCAATGATGTTACCTTTTAAAATCTCTTCACTCAAAAAATCTTCACAAAGATTCTGAATTATTCTTTTTATAGGTCTTGCACCATATTCTTCTTGTGAATTCAATTCGAATATTTTATTAATTACAGATTTATCAAAAGTTATTTTATAGTTCTTTTCTGTTAATCTTTTAATTAATTTACCCATTTCAATGAACACAATTTTTTTAAGAACATCTTCACTTAAATGGTTAAATAAAATTACATCATCAATACGATTAAGAAATTCAGGATTAAACTGTTGTTTTAGTGCTTTTTGAATTATTGATTTTCTAACCTCATATTTTTGTTGTTCGGAAGAAGACGTAGAAAATCCAACACCACCACCAAAATCAGATACTTTTTTTGCTCCAACATTTGAAGTCATGATAATGATTGTATTTGTGAAGTTTACTTTTCTACCAAATGAATCTGTTAAATGTCCTTCATCTAAAATTTGTAATAGTATATTGAAGACATCTTTGTGAGCCTTTTCAATTTCATCGAAAAGAATTACAGAGAATGGGTTGTTTTTAACTCTTTCTGTTAATTGACCACCCTCATCATAACCAACATATCCTGGAGGAGAACCAATTAATTTTGACACGTTGTGTTTTTCCATAAATTCACTCATATCAACACGAATGATTTTTTCAGGATCCCCAAATAAAATTTCTGCAATTGATTTCGCTAAGAAAGTTTTACCAACACCAGTAGACCCTAAGAAGATAAAAGAACCAATAGGTCTACTGGTGTCTTTAATTCCCACCCTGTTTCTTCTAATTGATTTAGATATTACACCTATTGCCTCGTCTTGACCTATTACTTTTGAAGTAAGGACCTCTTCTAGTTTCAATAGTTTTTCAGTTTCTTTATCATCTAATTTTGTAATAGGTACACCCGTTATTTGTGTAACTATTTCATATACATCATCTAAAGAAATTGGTACTTTATTATTCTTTAAATTATCAATCCACTTTTTCTTTTCACTTTCTAATTTTAGATTTATTTTTTTTTCTTCATCTCTTAGTTTGGCTGCTTGCTCATAATCTTGAGATTTAACTACCATGATTTTTTTCTCTCTGATATCGTCAACATCTTTTTTCAATTTCTCAATTGAATCGGGAGTTTTGTTTGAAATCTTTTTTTCTGAACCAAGTTCATCCATAATATCAATTGCCTTATCAGGAAATTGTCTATCAGTGATGAATCGTTTTGAAAGTTTTACAATTGTTTCAATTACATTGTCACCATAAACAACCTTATGATAATCTTCATAAGACTTTTTAAGGTTAGTTAAAATGTCGATTGTTTCTTTTTCTGTTGGTTCCGACAAAATTATTTTTTGGAATCTTCTAACTAATGCAGAATCTTTTTCAAGATGTTTTTTATATTCATCAAATGTGGTTGCACCAATACATTGAATCTCACCTCTTGCTAATGCGGGTTTTAATATGTTAGCTGCGTCCATGGAACCACTCGCGTTACCCGCTCCAATCATAGTATGTAGTTCGTCGATAAAAATTACAATATTTTTTATTTCTTGTAATTCGTTTAATATAGCCTTTATCCTCTCCTCAAATTGTCCTCGATATTTTGTACCCGCAACTAATGACGTTAAATCTAAAGATACTATCCTTTTATCAATAAGACTTGAAGGACAGTTACCTTCTTTTATCGATAAAGCTAATTTCTCCACTAACGCGGATTTACCGACACCAGCTTCACCCACGATTACCGCATTATTTTTTTTCTACTAAAGTTATCAAGTATTGGTGTTTCTGAACCCTTACGTATACGTTTTGGGTTTGTTGTTTGTCCGTCTTCAAAGAAATCCACTGGCATATTTTTAAAAATTGTTTTGTTATTACAAATATAATATTAAAACATTAAAAAAACAAATTAAGACAAAATGTCTAAAAAAATGTCTAACGAATGTCTAAATGTCAGTTTTAGACATTTGGTAAAAAAATTGTTTATGGATTTACAAAATTAAAAACATATGATAACATTATTTAAAGATCCGTTTTTTGATGTGTTCGATAAAGTTTTCGAACCATCTTATGTTGGTACTTCAGTACCACAAATCAATATTAGTAAGACTGAAAGCGATTACAAAATATTGATGAGTGTTCCAGGTCTCACAAAAGAAGACATAAAAATTACCACAAAGGATAGTGTTTTAACTATTTCTTTTGAAACAGAGGAGAAAACAGACAAAACACGATTTGTAAGTGGTTTTAGGAAATCTTACATATTACCAGATGATGTTAAAGAAAAAGATATCGTAGGTAAGGTTGAGAATGGAATATTAGAACTGATATTACCAAAAGACAAGAAAAAAAATTTGGAGAGGTTAATTTCTCTAAATTAAAACTAAACCCCACTTATGTGGGGTTTTTTATTTGATATTTATATGTTATATTATTCATAAAAAAGATTATGGCAATTTTATCAGAAAAAATCGAGGGTCAAATGATTGAGGTAATTATTGAATCCTCAAACCTGAAATCAGCATCTTACAACACCGAATCAAAGGATTTATCGGTGACTTTTAATAGTGGTGCTATTTATGAGTATAATAATGTTCCATGGGAAATGTTCACAAAATTCAGAATGGCTAAATCCCAAGGAAAATACTTTAATGAGAATATCTCAAGAAGTTATAAATATACCAAAGTAGGATGAGTTTATTTGAAGAATTGATTGAAGATAGGGAAGGAGATGAAAAGATAGTAAAATCTTTTAAAACAAAGGATACACTGTGTTCATTGATTTTTCATAGACCAACCTTAAAAATGAGGGAAGATCTCAGAAAAAGGTTATTACAAATATCTGATGACTTTATTGAATCCTTAGGTGTTGAGTTTTTTATACACGATATAGTCCTCACTGGATCATTAGCAAATTACAATTGGTCTGAATATTCTGATGTTGATTTACATATTTTAATCGATTTCGATGAATTAGATAAAGATAATAAAAAAGATTCAGTTGCATTACATACAATAATGAAGGAGTTTTTTGATGCGAAAAAAAATGTATGGAATGAAAAACATAATATTAAAATTAAAGGGTTTGATGTTGAACTTTATGTTCAAGATATCAATGAACCACACATTTCCTCAGGGGTTTATTCTGTGTTAAACGATGAATGGATTATTCAACCCAAGAAAGAAACACCTAATATTGATGATAGAAAGATTTTAGATAAGGGTGAGGAATTTGCTAAAAAAATAGATAATCTTGTTGATTCAGATGAAAAAGAAAATGTTTTATTAAAAATTGAGGATTTAAGAAAGAGGATTAAAAAATTCAGACAAAGTGGTTTAGATTCAGGTGGGGAGTATTCTTATGAGAATTTAACCTTCAAATTATTAAGAAGAAACGGATACATAAAGAAACTATTAGATTTAAAAAATCAAATAACGGACAAAAAATTGTCCATAACACAATAAAGAGACTTATTTTTTTCTATATATCTATGTATTTATAGGATAAGAATAAGTCAATCTTAATTTTTAAAAAATGGCAGATTTAAAACCAATAGGTAGTGAAAAGTTATCGGGTGATGATAAATTAAAAAGAATCCTCGAATTAGCGTACTACAAAAACTCGAATAATAAAACCACAAAAACTTCACCTGAATTGGTGTCAGAAACCAAAACTGGTGGTGTATATGGTATTGTCAGAGAAAAGGACGGGTACTATGTAAAAAGAGGTTTAAACGAACAATCTTTGGATTACATAGGTGGTATGTTTATGAAGAACAAAAACAAGTTTTCATCATACGCAGAAGCACTTAAAAGATTAGAACTTTTAAAGGGACAAGAAGATTTACAAGAAGCAACAAAATATGTTTTGAAAACAAAACCTTCTCAAGAAGAGGCCCCTATGGCTGAACCATCAATGGACTTACCTCCTGCTGCACCTTCGGATGCATCTAGTGAGTTACCTCCTATGGCTACAGAACCTTCTGCAGATTCACCTGCACCTGATATGGGGTCATCTGAAATGGGATCAATGGAAGAACCATCTATGGGACCTGAGGGTGAAGAAGGTGGTGAGTCTAAACGTTCTGACTACATGGCTGAAGTTCAAAAATTCGCTGGTAAGTTAGGTCAAGAACTAAGAGATCAAAAAGATAGAATGGAAAGTGACGATATTAAGTACGTTTTGAACATGGTTATATCCGCGGTGGATTTGGATAAATTAGAAGATGAAGATATCGAAGAAATAGGTAAGAAGTTCGAAAGAGAAGAAGACGAAATGGGTGGGGAAGAAGAAGTTCCCGCTGAAGAACCATCAATGGGTGACGAAGAGGTCCCTGCAGAAGAACCTGCACCAGAGGAAGATTTAGGTGAAATGGATGCCATGGCGGCTTTAGAATCTTTTGTTGATACTCCGGTTGATATGGTTGATGAAATGGGTGAGGATGAGTTAAAAAAATACGCAGATATCGACGAGACATCTCATATGGACGAAGAGAAAGAAATCGATTTAGATGAAATAAAAAATAGTATAAGCCAGGCGGTTGGTGAAACCTTAAGTAAATATTTTAATCAATAATGGTTTTAATCTATGTTAATGAAATTGGTTCCGATTATAAAGGTCAAAAACAGTACGAATTTATCTTTAGTAAATCAACTGATCTTGACATAGAGGATTGGTTTGTTATACCCGCATCATCCACACAACAAAGTAAATCACCTGACATCCAATATGTTGATTTAGTTGGTTTACTTAAAAATACAGATTTAGATTTAGAATTAATTCAAAACTCCGATTATTTCGGAGTTATTGATGCTGTAGACAATGTAATTGCATTGGCGTGGGAAAAATTTGATTTTGATAGTGAGTTTGATAGACTATCATTTAGATTTGGTGAGTCTGTTGAATCAGTAACTAAAAAATTAAAAAAAAGAAACTATCACTTATTAAAAGAAGAAATAAAATTCAAAGAATCATGAAAAGAAATGAAATTGTAGAGAAACTAATAAAAGAAGGTTTTTCTGAAAAGACTTTGGTAAAATTTACAGATAAACAACTATCGGATTTATCATCAAGAATTATTGGTGAATCGATAACCAATGTTGCTTCAACGGATGTAAAGACACAAGATGAGTTAAGAAAGAAAAAATTACCTTTTCAGGTTTATAGTGAAGAAAATCCATCTGCGGGTTTATCAAAAAAAAAGAAAAAAGAAACAATATACGATAAGGCACTTAAAGATTTAGGTGGTGAAGAAGGTGTGATTAAATTTTTTGATAAAGAATTAAAAAAGAAAAAGAAAAGTGGTGTTGTTAAAAAAGAAAATGTAGAAGTTAAAAATTGGTTAGAAACAATTGCTGAAGATAATTTTCATTCCATGACTTCAAAAAGTGAAATTATGGAATTAATTAAAACAAAACTAAACGAAGTTGAGGTTGGTCCAAATGTAAAAAAAGGACACAATGGGGTTCCTGAGTTTATGAGTTATGACGCGATTTCAAATACGGAAGTAAAGGAATCATCACCAACAACAAAACCAGCTCCAACAAAACCTAAGGTTGACCCAGGAACAAAACCAAAAACTCCTTGGTCTCCAAAACCGGGTGAAAAATCTAAACCAAAGGCTTTAAAAGAGAAGAAGAATGCAAATAAGTAAGAAAAATTTGTTATCTTTAATAGAAAACAATATTAAAGAAATGGCAATGGATTTTGATACACCCGATAGACCCGATCAAGGTGTTCAGGATAAATTATCTCAAGGTGATACCCCAATGAAAAAAGTTCCATTACCTACTACTGGTGAGGAACCAAATAAGAATTTCCAAGAAGTTTTAGCGTCAGAAAGATATAAACAAGTAGTAGAAAACTTAAGAAGATATCTTGGAGACAATGCACCAATACAACGTGGTATGGAAGGTGTTATGCAACTTCAACAAACATTAATGAACGCACATAATAGTGTGGTTGCAATTGAAAGAGACCATAGAGAAGAGTTAGAACAATTAGCTATTGAATTGGTGATGAAAGAAATGGGTATACCTGAGGGTGCGGTTGAATTTGATGCAAAAATAGTTGGGATGGGTGAGATAGATATGGATGATTTTAATCATGATGAGGAAAATGGAGAAAATCCAGAACAAGTAGATATAGAAAATGAAATTGAAATTTTTAATGAGTTACAAAACTTAGATTTAGAAAAGGCAAAAAGAAGAATGATAAACGCAATCATTCAGGGTGCATCTAAAAAAGGTCATTACATGTTTCATTTAGTACCCGAAAGATTAGAACAAATCACGGGTAATCCGAATATTCTTAATTTATATGGAACTTTAATGTCAATAAATGATATAACATATTGGCAGATTAGTGACCAAATGATTAAAAACTTAGGTGGTTCGGCTGGTGGTAAAGAAAGTGCGGAAGGTCCAGAAGAGGAAGGTGGACCGGGAAAAGTTATTGCGAGAGGTATAAACTTTCCTGTTTTAGTACACGAATTAATAAAAGGTACAATGGAATTGATAGCTTTACAAGGTAGACCTGAAGGTGATTTTAGTGATATTGAGGGTTCAGAAGATACGTTAGAAAAAGAAATGTGGGATTTAAGATTAGGTCCGGCGATATGGGATAGAATCAGAAGTCAATTCCCTGAAGATATTCTAACAGATGAAAATAAAGTAGAATTACAAAGTTACTTACTTCTTGAGATTTTTAAACTACCCGCTAAGAATTTCTTAGTGTTTATGAAAGAAGTCCTATCTAATTCAGATAGAGGTAAAAGATTAATGAACCAATTAATGGACGGAATAAACAAAATGTTTAACGACCAAGAGTATGAAGATTCTGTTGCGTTGTTTAGAGATGATTTAGAAGATGCAACAGAGGAAACCGAAGATGGTGATATAGATAGTTATTTAAGGTCAATAGGTATTAGTGGATCAATTGATTTTGATGACGATGAAGACGAAGATGATGGTGGTGAGTTGGTTCCCGTAAGATAAACAAAGGTGGTTAATCCACCTTTTTTCATATTTATAATATATGAATTCAAAATTAGAACAATTAAAAGAGTATGCTAAGATTATTAAGGATACACCTTACGCTCTTAAGACATATCTACAAACATTCGACAATACACAAAAAAAGTATGTACCATTAGAATTATTTCCTGATCAAATACAACTATTAAATGATTATGAAAATTATAATGAAAACATTACAAGAAAATATAGACAAGCTGGTGTTACAACAGTTACTGCTGCTTGGATTTCAAAAAGATTACAATTTGCAAAACCAGAAAATCCTGATAGAGTATTATTAATTGCAAACAAAAGGGACACCGCGGTTGAAATGGCTAATAAGGTTAGACATTTTTTGGAACAATGGCCGGATTGGATTAATGTTGGGTTTTCTCCTGATAAAAACTCTGAAAGTAGATTTAGATTGAATAATGGTTGTGAAGTGAAAGCGGTTGCAACTTCTGCGGATGCACTTCGTGGTTATACACTCACAATACTTGTATTTGATGAGGCGGCATATATAGAAGCGGGTGATGATTTTTGGGCGGCGTCAATGGCTTCTTTATCTACTGGAGGTAAAATTATTCTTATTTCGACACCGAATGGTTACGACCAAATTTATTATGGTGTATATGACCAAGCAATTCGTGGAGTAAACGATTTTCATATTACAGATTTAAGATGGTTTAAGGACCCACGTTATACCAAAGATTTACGTTGGGTTAAGTGTCAAGACATCTGTCATTACATGTTGAATAGAGAGCAATACAATGATGATGAAGTTGTTATGTACGACTTCGATATTGAAAAATATCAACAGTATCACGAACAAGGTTATAAACCATTTTCATCTTGGTTTGAGTCCATGTCTAAAAAATTTAAATATGATAGACGTAAAATTGCTCAAGAGTTAGAGTGTGATTTCTTGGGTTCAGGTGACGGTGTAATACCTGGTGAAATTCAGGAAAACATTGCTAAGAATATGATTAGACAACCCAAGGAAAAATATATGCAGGGAACTTTTTGGCAGTGGAAAGAACCTGTAGATGGACATCGATATATTATGGGTGTAGATGTGAGTAGGGGTGATAGTGAAGATTTTTCATCGATTAATATAGTGGATTTTGATGATAGAGAACAGGTAGTTGAATATATTGGTAAAATACCACCCGATGACTTGGCGTCAATTGCGTATAAATGGGGTGTGTTATATGATGCGTTTATTGTAATTGACATTACTGGTGGTATGGGTATTGCAACTTCTCGTAAGTTACAAGAAATGAATTATAAGAACTTATATATTGATGGTATTAATACTCAAAATATATGGGATTATAATAAAAAAGTAATGGAAAAAATACCAGGATTAAATTTTAATAATAAAAGAACCCAAATAGTTGCGGCATTTGAAGAGCAGGTTAGAAAAGGATTCGCGGTACGTTCTACTAGATTATTAAACGAATTAAACACATTTGTTTATATTAATGGTAGACCTGACCATATGAAAGGATCACATGATGATTCAATTATGAGTCTTTCTATGGCGTTGTACGCCGGTGACATTTGTTTTAATCAATTACAAAGAAACGATTCAAAAAACAAAGCAATGTTAGAATCTTGGGCAATGTCTGAAAGAACATATGAGCCAAGTAAAACTTTTTATTCATATGGGACATCTTTAGATCCAATAGGTTCTATGCAGACAGATCCATCATTTTTTCATCAAAATAACCCCATGAATACTTCGAAATCCGCCTATCAAGAGTATTCTTGGTTATTTAGTAAAAAGAAAAATGTTTCCTAATTAAGAATTAATGTTTATATTATAATCAAAACTATTTATATACATGGCAGATAATAATCTCACAGTATTTCAGAAATTAACAAGAGTATTTGGTTTTCCGGGTAAAACGAAACCCGAGAACTCACCATCTTTTAATTTCTCGAAAGATGAACTTTTAAAAACTGATAGTAGAGAAGAATACGAAAAGGCGATGTTACAGGCTCAACAAAGTCAATACATTGCGGATAAATGGACAAAATTAGATCAATCTCTTTACAATCAATCGGTATATTATGAACCAAATAGGTTATCGGCTTATTATGATTATGAATCTATGGAGTTCACTCCTGAAATATCCGCGGCTCTCGATATATATGCAGAGGAATCAACAACACTATCTGAAAAGGGTGAAATATTAACAATATATTCCGAATCAGATAGAGTTAAGAATTTGTTGGAGGATTTATTTAAGGAAAAATTAGACATCAATACAAACCTTCAAATGTGGACGCGTGGTTTGTGTAAGTATGGAGATAACTTTGTCTATTTGAAGGTCGATCCTGAAAAAGGTATTGTTGGTTGTCAACAATTACCAAATATTGAAATTGAAAGAATTGAAGGTGCATCATCTAAAACACCAGGTAATGAAAGAGACATTAAAATCCCATCAAGAGAATTGAGATTTCAGTGGAAAAACAAAGAAATGGAATTTCAATCTTGGGAAATAGCACATTTTAGATTGTTAGGTGACGACAGAAAACTTCCTTATGGTACATCTATGTTGGATAAAATTAGACGTATTTGGAAACAATTGTTACTTGCAGAAGATGCTATGTTAATTTATAGAACATCAAGAGCCCCTGAAAGAAGGGTGTTTAAAGTGTTTGTTGGTAACATGGATGATAAAGATATTGAGGCTTACGTACAAAGAGTTGCAAATAAATTTAAAAGAGACCAAATCGCCGACCCAAGAAATGGTCAGGTGGATATGAGATATAATCAGATGGCTGTTGATCAGGACTATTTTATACCTGTTCGTGACCCCTCACAAACTAATCCGATTGAAACATTAGCTGGAGCACAAAACTTGGGTGAAATTGCGGATATTGAATATATTCAAAAGAAATTATTAGCAGCACTAAGAATACCTAAAGCGTTCTTAGGTTTTGAAGAAGTTGTAGGTGAAGGTAAAACTTTAGCCCTAATGGATATTCGTTTCGCAAGAACAATCAATAGAATACAAAAATCATTAATTCAGGAACTAAATAAAATTGCTTTAATTCATTTATATCTTTTAGGATTAGAGGATGAGTTGGGTAATTTCTCATTATCCCTAACTAACCCATCGGCTCAATCAGATTTATTACGTATTGAACAATGGAAAGAAAAGGTTACTCTATATAAAGACGCAACTTCTGATCAATCTCAAGTTGGTATTCTTCCTGTATCACACACGTGGGCGAAGAAAAATATTCTTGGTATGAGTGATAGTGAAGTAATTCTTGACTTACAACAACAACGTCTTGAAAGAGCAATGGGATTTGAATTACAGAACACTCAAAATATTATTAAACGTTCGGGTGTATTTGATGATGTTGACGCTAAATACGGTATACCTGAAGAAGAAAGAAAAGCCGCGGAATCAAGTGGTCAAACCGCGGCACCTGGAGGTGATATGGGTGGTGCAATGGGTGGAACCCCGCCTCCACCAGAACCAGCAGCGGGAGGGGCAGAACCATTAAGTGAAAGTAGAAAATCAAAAATATTAGGTATGTTGGGTGAAGAAAAATTAGATTTTAATGATTTATTTGACATGAACAAGGCTCAACAGAATATTTATGAAATAGAAAATAAAATAAAAGACATCTTAAACGATTAAAAATGAACAGTTTCGGAAAAATAAAATCAAAAATATTAGGTAAATTAACAGAATCCTATTCATCAAAGAATAAAACTGAGATGAAGAAAATCCTTAAAACAATTAAAGAAAACGAAGATTTTAAGGAAATGTATCTTTTTTACGAAGAGGTGGAGAAAAAATATTTTGATGATAAGGAAGTTGCGAAGTTATTTGTAGAAGAATTATCATCAGTTTTAAAAAATAAAACAAATAAAATTAAAGAGTTTTGTAAATCTTTGAACGAAATTTTAAAAGATGTTGAGGTTCAGGACAATGATTTGTATTCTGTTTTAGACCAATTGTCAGAAGAAGAGAGTTTATCTAATTTAGATAAAAAAGTAATCGCAAAAAAGAAATTATATGAACATTTAATTACCAAGAAGGAGATTAAAGAATCGGATAAGGTTGTTCATACACAAAATGAGAATCTTTTACATGCGGTATTAGTGAATAACTTTAATGTGTTATATGATAATAATTTAAGTGAGGAACAAAAACACACATTAAAGGATATTTTATCAATTCCTACAAATGAATTAGAATCTAAAACTAATGAATTAAAGGAATCTTTAATTAAAAAAATTGAGGGTTTACTAATAGAATCATCCGATGATGAAATGAAATCTAAATTAAACAATGTTAAAGAAGAGGTTAACAATAAAAAATCTTCGAGAATAAATTACTATAGATTAGTAGAATTAAAAAATGGTCTTGATTAATCAAGACCATTTTTAATTTTTTCAACGTATTGAGCTTTTAAAATTTCTTCCCTTCTTTTTACCGAAGGTTTCACAAATTCTTGTCTCTCTCTGAGTTTTTGAATTTGTTTTGTTCGTTGAACTTTGCTTTTATAAATCTTTAAAGCGTACTCAATACTTTTATCGACATTTACTATTAACATAATATATAAGTATATTAAAAATATAGTGAAAA